AACGTTGGGGACAATACTTTAAGCCTGCAGGTTTGAACGTTGGTGGTGGTAACAGGTCAGAGTCCTCAGGTGATGAACCAGCGGCTCGTCCTAGCGCACCGGCGCCAGTGGCTAAGCCAGCAGTTGCAGTAGTGGCACAGTCAATGGATGACGATGAAGATCCTCCATTTGAAGCAGATAACACCGCGCCACCCGCAGGTAAAAAAGACGTCAACGACATCTTGGCAATGATCCGTAATCGTCAAAAGCAATAAACACGGCCTGGGCCTCTGCATGTAAATGTACGCTCAGGTTCTCTATGCTTAAAAAGCGTTTACTATCACAGAGTAGAGAGTATCCAATGACACTACCAGACGAACGATATCGCGCTGTGGCATCTGCCAGAGAATTGTTAGCTGAAATAGCAAACTCCAATGGCAGATGGAAGCGTATACCAAAAGAATTACGACTCTATTGTATTCATGCGCTACGACATTATCCTACTCAGTTTGAAATGAAATCTGTGGCAAGACAAGTACCTGAACTCTTTCAAGAGAAAATGGAACCGTTGACGAGAATGATTATGGTATACGACCAAGAACAAAAGGAAGAACAAAATGACAAAACCATTTGACGTAAGTAAATTTAGAAAAGAAATCACTAAGAGCATTGAAGGCCTTAGTATTGGTTTTAACGATCCAACTGACTGGATCAGCACAGGTAACTATACACTGAACTATTTGATCAGTGGCGACTTTTTCAAAGGCGTGCCTATGGGTAAGGTTACTGTATTTGCCGGCGAGTCTGGCGCAGGTAAAAGTTATATCTGTTCAGGTAACTTAATCCGTCATGCGCAAGAGCAAGGCATTTATGTAGTGCTTATTGACAGTGAAAACGCATTGGACGAAGCATGGCTTCATGCATTGGGTGTTGACACTGATGAAAGCAAGTTGCTTAAACTTAACATGGCTATGATCGATGACGTGGCTAAAACAGTTACGAAGTTCGTAGCAGACTATAGAGCATTGCCCGAAGACAACCGTCCCAAGGTATTGTTTGTCGTAGACTCATTGGGCATGTTACTAACACCAACAGACGTTAATCAGTTTGAAGCAGGTGACTTGAAAGGTGACATGGGTCGTAAACCTAAAGCACTAACAGCATTGGTTCGTAACTGTGTTAATATGTTTGGTAATCTAAACATTGGTTTAGTTGCTACTAATCACACATACGCTAGTCAGGATATGTTTGATCCAGATGACAAGATCAGTGGCGGACAGGGCTTTATCTATGCCAGTTCCATTGTAGTTGCTATGCGTAAGTTGAAGTTGAAGCTAGACGAAGATGGTAACAAGACTACATCAGTTAACGGTATTCGTGCTAGTTGTAAGATTATGAAAACTCGTTACGCTAAACCTTTTGAAACTGTACATGTACAGATCCCATACTCAACAGGTATGAGTCCTTACAGTGGTTTGTTTGACATGTTGGAAGAACGCGGCTTGCTCAAGCGAGAAGGTAACAGTTATACATATATCACTAAAGACGGTGAAATTCTAAAAGCGATGCGTAAAGGCTGGACCAATGACTTATTGGACAAAGCTATGGCTGATATTATGATCAGAGATATGACCGCCAGTGTAAATACACCGGACATTGTTAAGGAGGAAGAAGATGTTGCATGATGATGAGGTAAATCTTATTGTCGACGTTTGGACAAGTATTAAGACTTATATCGATAAAAAAGAACGATATGATGCCGCTAGTACATTGTTAAGAACGTTAGAGAATCACTATGACATGGATAGTGTCAGTGAAGAATTGCTGGGCAATGATTCTGTATTGGATACTGTGATCAAAGATATCTACACTGTTGACGATATTGTCGACGATGAAGATGATTACAGTGAAGACAATTACGACTACGATGATGATTGATGAGTGACTGGTATAGACGTGTATCCGGTAACTTAGGCGAGTTACCGGATGCTATATCCTATTTTGAATCCGAGTTGGCTAGTGCTAGGATTGATACTAGTATTAAAGGCAACTTGGAATCAAACGCCAGACTGATGCCTGGTATTGTTGAGTATAGGTTCAATCAACTCCAGGAAGTAGAAGCTATCTTAGAATGGCTAAACATACAGCTTAGAAAAAAGCGCAGTGAAATGTTTAAGAAGTATACTGAAAACTATAACCGCGCACTAACTAGCAGAGATGCAGATAGATATGTTGACGGAGATCCTGATGTTGTTGAATGGCAGTTATTGATAAATGAGTTTGCCATGGTTAGGAACAAGTACCTTGGTTTGATGAAGGCTATTGATGCTAAACAATATCAAATCAACAATATTACAAAACTGCGGGTCGCTGGCATGGAAGACACTACTATGGGATAAATACAATGTTAGGAGATATAACATGGCAACATTTAAAGAATGGCAAGTAGCAAAATTAACAGCAGAAGAACAAGTAGAGTGCGCTACACTCTGCAATGAATTCCAAGCTAAATTAGAGGCTTCGGGCGCAGACTTATCTACGACACCACCAACATGGCCGTCAGAAGAAGTAAAAGCTGAATTTAATAAAAACGTTAACCCAAGATTCAATGAATTCTACACAAGGTACGAGCTTTCCAAGTAATACTTAGATAATTATTTTTGCACTAAAACCTGGGTTCGCCCGGGTTTTTCATGCTTGAAAACCCAAAATACCCATAAATTGACGTAAATTCAATTTTGCAGTATAATACGTTATCGCTTAACAAAAGAGGGTTTGAAATGCGCACAAAAACAATCATCGACGGCTTTAAAAATAGCCAAAAATTCCGTGTTATTTTCAAGGGCGACGGCAGTGAAAACGACATCGGTATGTATATGACTGTTAAGCAAATGACAGAGCAGTTCGCTACAGTAACAGCTCGAACAGTATGCTGGGAAGCTCTGATGAAGCTGGCTTATATGCGTTATGAAGCTCAGCGCAAGGGCGAAATGAGCCCTACAGGGCTTGTGACTTCCATACGTAACAAGCAAGTTCAAGTGGATTTAGTATGATTACAGGACCCTTAAACCCCTTTGAGGTTATGTTAGTAACCGCTGACCTTGAAGAAAAGGGTATAAAATACTATGATATGCGCCCCGGAAACAACTGTATCTGGGTTAATTATGGACTAGTAAATTGTTATTACATTTTTCGTGATGGAAAGATTGCGGACATTCAGTTCGATTAATTCCCAATAATTGACGTAAATTCATTTTTGCAGTATAATATATACATACAGACACAAAAGGGAGAGAAAAATGGCTAAAGTAAACTACGACAATTTCAACAGATTCGACCTCAACGAAGCCTGTGATCACTTTGACTGTGAAAAGCAGAGCAACTGGAAGAAGATCGGCAAGTTCATTGTAGCAGATGATCAGGAGTATACTCAGGTTCTAGAGTCAGAGTTTGACTTTGAGGATACCACGTCTGACGAGTATTATGCTTTTGACGCAGGCGTCAAGTATGCTCTTTCAAAGATGAATGCCGCATTAAAAGCCGCAAGCCTGAACTTGGAAGTGTCAGAAGTTGACTTAGTGGAGAGCATGGGTTTTATGTTAGTGCGCACTGACGATACTCCAGAATCCTTTGTTAATCGTGTTATGAAGAAGCCGGTGTCGAAAACAGAAGGTTGGGCATAATTCCCAATAATTGACGTAAATTCGGCTTTAGTATATAATACTAGTATCAGTTAACGAAACAGGAGTTTTTAAATGGCTAATGTAACAGTTTTTAGCGGCAAGTATCGTAACATCGATATTCGTAACAGTACCTTCCGTCTTGTGCAAGACGTCCGTGAAGGTACCAAAGGTATGTACATCACAGTAGAAGACAACGGCAGTCTGGGACAGGGCGAAGGCAAAGAAGTTCGCATTCGTATCGCAGATCGAGATGACATCACAGTGTCAGGTAAAAGTGTGGCAGATATGTCGGATACAGAAATTCGCAAAACTAACAAAGATGACAATGTGCTGACCATTGTTAAACCCAAAGAGCCAGAAGTCTACACAGAAAGC